GACTCATCACGTGATTTCTTACGGCTGGCCTTGTATTGTGGATATACATCTTTACGCCAGTTTCCGGCGCCATCGGCAACGATTACAACTTCACCATATTCTTTATGAAACTTCTGACGATACATACGAATCGAATTAAGAATCATATGACGTATGAGATTTTCGTCAGCAGCTAATCGTTGTACTACCACATTGCCGATAGCAATACCGTTAAAGTCAATTAAGATCATAGTTTACTCCTACATTATGTAACCATTCTACCATATTTCACATCAATTGTAAACCATTTATTTTTTCTTTTTCATCTTTTCTTCTGCGGCTTGGACAACCTTTGGATCAATCACACCTTCTTGCATGAGTCTGTGCCTATTCGCAAGGTGCGCTGTTGCAACATCTGCTTTGTTTTGCCCATAGTATTTTACGGCATGACCTTCTTCAATCAAAATGTCAGTAAGTAGTCTTTTTTGCCCTTCATATTCTTCAACCCAAAAATCGCCAAGGACTCGTCCAAACTTACCTTTCATATCCTCGCCATCTTTGTTTACTTCTGTTTTTAAGATAGCATGATCGTCAGCGTGTAACAATTCTTTGACTCGAGCTTTCGCAGCTTCGCCAAAAACATCTTCTACTTTATCTGAAGTTCTTGACTCTGGAGTATCAATACCCATGATTCGTACTCTTTCGTCGGTAAGTACAATTCCAAAACCTAGGTCAATATCAACATCAACTGTGTCGCCATCAACGACCTTTAGTACTTTGCACCTGTATTCGTACATCTTCTATTCCTTTTAAATGTTTACTATGAATCTTGCCTCCAATAAATTCATTATAATAATCATCACGGAATAAAACTTCACGGTCAATTTGTTCTTTCATTTCGAAATATGTCATTTCACCTTTAGACTTGCATAGGCGGAGGATTTCTCTTTTGAATCGATCACGTCCTTCATTCTCAACAAGAAGTTTTACTTCTTCATTTGATCCAAAATAGTCTTTCCAGTCAGATTCTGATTTCTTTACTCTTCTTCTCTTCTGACCTTTGAGTGGCGGAAGTCTGCGGGTTGACCATAGATTTTTCTTACCTACATACTTCTTACCGTTATTTAAATCAGTAACCAAATAAACAAAACCGGCCAAGCTTTCGATATCGTGCTCGGCCGGATTAAATTCTTTATCATTATAAAGCCACATTATATTCTCTTCATCTATTACCGATGACTATATTTATAATGTGCTACTCATCTGAGTCTAGGTCGTCAATTACGTCTGCATTTACCTCTTCACCACATACTGGACAAAATTCGGGCTCCGTAGTAGATGAAACCTGAGTTTCTTCATCACAAAAATAACACTCAATATAATAATGCCTCAATTATACCTCCTTAGAAGTCGATTTCACATGCGCCTCCAGCACATGCCGCTGCTCCCATCGTATCTACTTCAGTGTAACGTTTTTCTGTTAAGTCTTCTAGCCAATCAATTGGTGTGAAGTTTTTATTAATTTTGTTCCACTTATGAAGCAAGTACGAATCTTTGAGACAATACTCAGCTTTCTTGGTATCATTGTCGAGATAGTTATCTGCAAAATTGTTAAAACGTCTTACCCAATCTCGTTTCAACGCGTTTTCTGCACTATCCAATGTTAGATCATCTCCGAACCCATGTGCTGTTGAACATGCTGACCATAGATTGTCAAACGCGTTCAAAGCATCAACTACAAGACCAGAAGCAAAGATTGCCGCTGTGTCATATTTATTCACCATTTCTTCAGCACTAATCACAGCCGTTTCTGGAGCTTGGTTGTAGTCTTTATCGCCTGTTGCTGATAGGAATGAGATACCTGCAAATGAATGACGATTTTCAAACACATAGCGTTCTACTTCATCCCAATCTTCTACAATAATAGTATTTGATACGTTATGACGTACACCTTTATCTGCACACAGCTCTTCGTTAGTACCAGCATTTACCCAATGTTTTTGAGCCAGCTTTACTTTTTCAAGATGGTCTACACCAATCAATTCATCTTTATAGATTGAACCTTCTTTTGGTACAATTGGGAATGAGATAACTACATCTGTTCCACCAGCAGACCACACTGATTCTTCCACCATATGTGGATTAATACGTTGGATAGCTTGTGTAACTTCTGATTCTTTGTTCATTTGAACATTACGAATATACATAGAAGAATGCTCAGCATGAATACCAGAACCAGTTTGTAGTAGTACTGAAGCGTTTCCTGATGGCTTAACACACGTTGTTCGAGCAGCTGGATTGATTCCAATAGCTTTTGCAACTTCTCGGTTTGTTTGTTTGACAATTTCTGCGCCTTCTTCAAGAATTTCAGGATCAAATAACACATCGGGATTATTCATCCAACCAGTAATAGATGCACCAATTAGTGCTTCACGATCGAAAATATTTTTAGCAGTATCACCAAGGAATTTAAAGTCTGTGTAACCAGCTTGTAGTGTACCAAGAATAGAAGCAGCACGACATGCTTTAAAGAACTCTTCTTTTGAAGTACACATCCCACCGTTGATTTCAGTTAGGTTACAACCTTGCCAACCTGACTTACCATTGATCTGTGGGAACATACCAATCTCAACACAAGGATTAGTTGTATGCTCACGTGATTCAACAAATACAAAGCCTGGCTCACCAAACTCTTTTACAGATTTCATAATAGTGCCAAACTCTTCAGGTGTTGTCTCATCACGGACAATGACTGCTGAGTTGTTTGAACGACCACGCTGTGGATTATCTACAAACCAGTTGCCGGTTTTTGCTTTCATCATTTCTTCATCATCTGGTGAGAACAAACAAATTGTAGCTGAACGGCGAACACCACCAGACAGTACCGCATCTGCAGTAAACATTACAATGTCATATACTTGAATAGGACGTAATGCTACAGGCTCTTTTTGGTCAAGTACCAAAGCTTGCAGCAGGTGCTCAATTTTATCAAGAGCAAGACGTAGTCCATCTGGACCTGGTGCTTTAAATCCACCTGAAATCTTAGCACCCTTTGGACGGATGTTTGATAAGTCAAAGTAGATCCGACGACCAGCATAATCTGGATGTTTACCACCATTCATAAAATATGATGACATAAGTACATCTACAGCTGTTGCCCAACCTTCAATAGAATCCTCAACGACGTGAGTCTTTGGTTGTTTTGTACGAGCTTGTAGTTTAGGAAGTTTTTCTACATGATGCGATTGAACAGAAAAACCTGCTCCAGCACCACATAGTAAAATATAAAAGATTTCACCAAAAAAAGCGGGACGATCAGCATAGGATGATGTGCAGTTATACATTCTCATTTGGTGTTTTAAAATTTGTTCTCCGCCGAATTGCAAGGCTCTCTGTGCACCTAAAACTCTTTGTTCTTTATAAGCAGTTCTTGCTTCTTCAATGAAAGGTTGGATTTGATTTAACTTATCGTTATAAAATCCTTCGTGCATACTCATTACACGATCTACTGCTTCATCCCAAGTTTCATATCTATTTTTCTCGTCGTTCCATCTTGAGTAGCTGTCAAAAAACTTTGTTTCAGACAAAAGTTTCCTAGTGTCAACAGATGCTGTTGCCATTCTCATATCCTCTTCTAAAATGATTTTTTCTTTACATGTAGTATTATATATTAAAACGCAGGATTGTAAATATACCATATGTGGTATTGTTACAACTTTTTTTCAACAATTTATTGATTTTCTTCAACTTTTGCTTCAGGCTCTTCCGGAGCCAAGGCTTCCTCGTAGTAACCAATAATGGCTTGTTGATCTTTAACGTATCTACGCAGTTCTGCAATTCCAAGAGCAAGATTCTCGTATCCTTTTGGTGTAATAGCAAACAAAACTACATTACCAGTTTTTGTATCAATCTCAGCAAGTTTCTCTTCTAAGTTATCTTCGGTTATAACAAACCAATCCACAGGTGGAAACTGAACAGCCTTAGGACGCTCCTGAATAGGAATGCTTTGTTCCTGGTATTCAGTCGTTACTACTACTTCCGGCTCCGGCATCCTCGCTCCGCACGCTGTCAGTAGGAGCGGGGTCATCGCTAGGAGGAGTAGTTTCGTTTTCGATACGTCCAATAAGTTTGTTAACGGCATTGTTAACTCTGTCTTCAAGTCCTTGTGCATTTGTTAATGCCTCCATAGTCAAATCAATTTTAGCAAATACACCTCTGAGTTTGTCAAGGTGCTCTTGTGATTGTTGTAATCTTTTAGTTAGATTACGGTTTAGTTCTTCATTCTTTTTTGCATCAGCAGCCATTTTCTCTACAGTATTTTGTAGTGTTTCTGCAGCTGATTTTAACTTTACGTTATTTTCTCTTAGTGTTCCAATTGTTTCTTGTGACCACATATAATAAGAATATCCAGCATATCCTACTCCGCTGAATAAACTAATTATAAGAAGCATTAAGTATAATTTAGCCATTTTCTTCCATATGCTTTCTGAAACGTTTTAAAAGCACCATCTCTTTTTTACGGCGCCTATCCGTAACATTTTTTGGTTTAAATCTTGGCCCCATTGCAGTGTCAGCCGGATTAGGAATAGAAGCAGTGTTGGCACCAGCTGGAGCTTCTTCATTTATTTCACCACATGTGCATGGTTCACAATTACACTTTCCACATACCCAATCAACGGATTCATTCATACGGTCCATAATCCATGCTTTGGCGCTTGCTTTGCCGTATTCAGTAGTTTCCCATTCCCAATCGCGTTTATCCCAGACATAAACTTTCCATTCTCCTTTATGGCGTTCATTATGGTCTAGAGATTTTTCAATTTTATATTTCTTTCCACCAATAGTAGCTTCGATCTCACCATTTGGCCCAGCCTTTTTCCAACGAACTTGAGGGCGAGCGGCTTCAATATTTAGAGTCTTAGGGTAGTTCTTATCACCAGGTTTTAACTTACGTTTACCTGCCGCTCTACGTTTTCTGATGTTGTCCCATAAACTCATTTGACAAGTTCTCCAGCTGCTACGTATACTTTTTGATTTGATCTGACGTGTATTGCTTCATATATATCTAGGCCAAAAATCTCACCAATTGGATAAGAATTTTCTAAAAATTTGACTTGATCTTTTGGTTGTACTAATTCCTCAAAAGTGCTGTTGAGTACCTTCGAGTCCTTCACTCGATACACACCGGGTGACATTCTTTTGTCTTCAAGGATAAACCACTCATTGGATTCTGCTAAGAAATCAAGAAAATCGATACCTGATTCTTTTAGAATTTTTTCCATATCTTTATCAGATAAGCCATGAGTTTCACGGATAAGGAATAGAGCCGAGGCAAGTGAAGTGAGTTTGTTCTGTCCAACTAGACGTTTGACATTAGCAGCCAGCCGGATGAATGGAGTATAAGCTGACTTCTTTTCGTCTGTATCTAGCTTGACAGAACGATCTCTCTTTCCACTATCGTCAATGATGCCGAGCTTATATGCGTCCCAGCTTTCCCACTTCATGACTAGCATGCGGAGAAATCTAAACGTAAACGCTAAGTCTGCAGCTCTTTTTACTATTCCCATTAAATTTTCCTTAAAGCATCTATCACTGTCTTGTCCATAGGAATGTCGACGTATTCATCATTTGTTATGTGGCGGAGAAACACCAGGAAAGGTTTTACGATTGGCCAGTGTTTCTCATCTAATTTATGTTCAAGCATCATCAAAGCAGGCTTAATATCAAACGCATTGAAAATTACAATCATATGGTTTAATATAAGCCTCTCTGGCAATTTGCCTGTTTCAATATAACGATTTAATAATCTTTTAACATATTTAAATCTATTTAAATCTTCATAAAATTCTTCTATGTCTATGCACCTTGGATTATAATAGTGCCTAGCCGCAAAGATCATGAAGTTCTCATCATTCACTTCATTGAATATTTGCATTTCTATTCTGAAATGACTTCTTTCAACTCTTCAACTAGATCAGCTTTAGCTTTTCTACGATCAAGTTCAACTCCGTGATCACGGCCTAAAGCTTCAAGTTCTGCTTTAGTCATTCTATCTAAAGGCGTGTTATTTGAAGGTGCCTCGTTTAGTTGAACTGGTTCTGGTTTAGGAGCTTCTTCTACCACTGGTTGCTTTACTTCTTCAACTCCCAGGTATTCATTAATTTGTGCTTCTGACAGTTTTTGTGCTTTCAGTAGTTCATTCGTACGTGGATCTCTCCAACCTTGTGGGGTTGGAACTGCGTTTTTAGACCAGCTTGGTGGTGTGATTGCCATTTCATATTATCCTTTATAGATTAAAGTTTTATTTATCACCTGGACGTTTTTTAGCTTGCTTCAGACCTTTACGGAAAGTCTTAAAGTTCTTTGCGTCCACTTTTGGTTCGTCAATTGGTTCAGGAATTGGCATCTTCTTCGCTAGTTGATCTTTAGCTGAAGGAGACAAGCCTTTGCCCATTGGGTCCTGTACACCCTTATGAGTTGCCTTTGGAATATTTTCATATGCTTCTCTAGCTGGAACCTTTGCTTTACCTGTAAGTTTATTAACGGCCATATTTGTGCCTTTCTGGCGTCTCATAAATTGAGCAATGCCTTTTTTACGTTGTTTTTCATAGCCTTTTTTGACATCAGCTGAAGCACCTGCTTGACCCATTCCACCAGTTCCGGTACGATCTCCTGCATGTGCAGCAGAAGCTGGTACTTTTTTCAAATATCTACCAACCATTCCCTTTGAAACTTCGTCAACCGCCGCTTCATTAGTTGGTTTAACTTTTGAACGACCAGTCATTTTATTTACATACATATCAGATCCTCTTGATCTTTTAGTTAAGCCTGACATTGCTTTAAGCCCTGCTTTTGCATGCTTAACACTTGCTGGTTGATCCAATGCCGATTTTACTTTATTGCGCTTTTGCTCAATATCTTTTGCTGCAGCTTTGGAATATCTACCTAGCTTGCTCATTGAAATTTCATCAATTTTAGCTTCTTCTTTTTTCATTTTAGGCTTCAGCTTGCCATCTGCATCGCGGTCTGCTTTTTCTTTATCCATTCTCATTTTTTGCAATGGAGACATCATACGTTTTGCTTGACCTTGAGGCTCGTTGTATGCTTCTTCTACATCATCAGCAATTGCTTTAGCTGTATCTTTTTGCATAGTAACTTTATGCTTTTTACCAGCAAAGTTAAAATGAGATTTACCTGCTTTATGAGCTGCAGCTGCAGCACCCATAAATGCTGTTCTTTCAGTAGCAGCGATTTCTTCAGGGATTTTAAAAGGTGCTTTTGGTAGAGTTACTGCGGCTTTACCTTTTTCTGAACTTTGAGCGCTTTTAGCTAGTTTCTTTTGAAGCGCTGCTTTTTTGTTTTCGTTGACTTCAGAATACTTACCAGTCAACTTTTTGATCCATTCGCTCATTTACTTACTCCTTACATCCAAAGTTGAGCTGCGATTGATCCTGAAATAGCAACTATAGCTACCCAGAATAATTTATTTATTGTTTGCACTGTCCGTGCATTATCATCTACTTTTTTTTCAATTTCATCTAGCTTAGCCGAAAAACGATTAAGCCTTTCAAAAGCTCTATCATGGTCTTCTTTTAGGCCAATTAGTTTTTCTTCAGCCCTTGCCATAGAAACTAAAGCTTCAGATAATTTGTCCACTTTTTGCTCTATTCGAACAAGTCTATCGTCTGTATCTGCCATAGTATTTACCACGCTTTACAAGACCAGTAACGAGCTTTGGTCTTTGGCCCTGGATTGTCACAGTTATGACGAGCTCTAAATGATTTACGACGAGCTGGAATATGTTTTTTGATAGTCATATTTGGATCGCCGAAATTAACTTTTTTAACGTTTCCAGTTGACGGATCTTTTACAAAGACTTTCGACTTTGCTACGTCACCTTTCATAGGTTTATTCAGAGTAACCTTTCTACCCTGATATTCGGCTTCAAAGACTTTAAATGTTTTCATTTCTTTTTGCCTTTTTTCTTATTATCAGGATGTCCTTTACCGCCATCTTTACGAGTGGCCCAAACCGCTCTTTGCTGAGCCATTGAGACGTATCCTTCTTGTTTTTCGCCTTTCTTAGCAGAAAGGTATGCAGCGATGGCCATGTCTCTACGTTCTTTATCGTTTTTACCTTTAAACTGCGGAGCATCTGATTTTTTAAAATCATCAATCCATGCGCCCATACCGTCAGAAACTGAAAGCTTTTCGTTTACATATTCAACTTCTTCTTTTTTCAATCCAACAAATACATTACCAGACTTAGATGTACGATACTTTGAATTATCATCATCTTTCTTAGCGGTTTTCTTAGCTCTATCAAATCGCTTGTTGGTATCTCTTATCGCTAATTGGCTAGAAGTTCTAGCTTCTTCTACTGATTCCATACGGTTCATTTTTGAAAGAGCTTTTGAGTGGTGTGCTTTTTTATTCATAGCTTTAACCATATCAGAGTTTGTTTTAGCTGATTTCATATCTGCCTTAGCATCTTTCAACCCTTGAGAATGACGTTGATATTCTGACTTATAATTTTCGTCCATTTCTTCTTCATCGTCTTCATATTCACCAGCCATAGTAGAATGCATATCTTTTGCTTTTTGATGGAACTCAGACAATTTATTTTGCATCCACTCAGGAAAATCATTATCTCCTTCAACATGTTCCATAATCTCTTCTGCAACATAACCAATGAACTTAGCTTGACGCATTGCCATCGACTTCTCATCTGGAGAAGGCGGCTCTTTATCGTAATTTTCATTAGCACGTTTACTAATGTCAGCTAATGATTTTTGAGTTGAAGTCATCTTCTTTGGCTTTTTATTTCTAGCCATATGAGCTGCAAACTTTTTATCATCTATTTTTGGTGCTGGCATTATTTTACCCTCGCTGCTAGATCTTTATCGGCTTTACCCCAAGTACCGGAAGACTTAGTTACAAATGAATTTACTCGTGCTAAACCCCACTGTTGTGGTGTGGTTCCAGGTCTATGACCGGTTCGCCAAGCAGCTACACCTCGGTTGTATACTTTACGTAGTACACCAAGTGGCATACCAGATTTTTCTGCTTTCTTTTTTAATGCTGAAGAAGCGTCTTCTGAGATGTAGCCTTTAAAAGTAATCATGCTGTTGCCTTATTTTTTGCTTTAGTGTCTCTTGTTCTAGCTCTATCCATCATTCGATCGTGTTTCATTTTATCCATTTTCTTTTCACGATCAATTCTGATTTTAGCAACATCAACATGTTTATCTTGTTCACCAAACATTTGCTTAAATTTTAAAGTATGTTTAGAAGGTTTAGTTTTGGTTGTTTTATCACCGGCTGCTGGTTTGTATGCAGCAGGGTTGTCATCATCCATCTTAGACTGTTTCTTAAATTGACGGTCTCTTGAAATCTTTTGCGCTTTTGATAAACCAGCATGGTATGCTTTTGGCTGAGTACCTTTACGATCTTTAATATCTGGATCTTGAGGTGAGCCCTTTTTACGCTCATCTTCTTTTACTTCGCCTGGAGTAATTTCCTTAGCCTTTTTAGTTGATTCAGGTGTACCCCAATCTGGCTTATTTTTGTACATACTTTTTTCAATTAGTTCAACATCATCAATCCATTTACGGACTGTTTTTGTATCACACTCAACAATAACATAATTAGCGCCAATAACACTAATAGTTCCAACCTCATCAGTCTCTTTAATGATAACTTTATCACCTGTT